TGCTTCCATCCGTCGAAACCACCTTGCCGATGTACGCGCAGTGCAAGTCCAGCAGTTTGCGCTCAATCGCGGAATCGACAAACGTCATGCTGCCCATCAGCTCACCCCCTTAGTACATTTTGAACTTGGTAATGGCCTCATACGCGGAGAAGCGGTGCTCGCCCTTGCATACGCGGTAAGTGCCGGTCGCGTCCACGCTCTTTAGCGCCACGATTGCGCCCGCACACATGCGATGTTGCAGCAGCATTTCGAACTCGTAGCCGCTCACCGTCTCGGTAAAGTCCTCGGCGGTCACTTCCTCCTCAAAGGGGCTGGGCGAGCCTATCAGGCCGGTGTCGCTGGAAACCGTGAAATTGATGTTGTCGCCGTTTTTGATGTAGCGCGCATAAATCTTGCCCTTGCTCACGTATACGGATATGCCGCACACCTTGGCATACCGGCTGATATTCTCCATCAGATCGCCGTCCACGGTCTGGGAATCCTTGTATGTGTAATCGCGCCGCGGGCTGAATACCGCCACGGGAATGCCGGTCTTGTCAATCAGCTTTTTGAGTATGTAGCTGGCCTTCGTCCCTTTGGCGAACGCGATGCTTTCCACGGTATGGTCCTTTATGTCGTCCATAGCATTGATGGTCGTCACCTTGTCCGCGCCCTCATGGACTGTCTTTATCTTGGCTATAAAGCCGCTGAACAGCACGCCGGTGTCGCCCTTGTAGCCCGCCGAGATGGATATGGCCGCGCCCTTTTTAAGCTGCTTGAGCGTATTGTTTGACAGGTTGTATACCTTTATCTCCGCTTCGTTGGGTTCCATATCGTCGTCGAACGGCACGACAAACTCGATGTCCAGCGTTTCGGACGAGATGGAAACCTGCCCGCTTTTTATAGTAGCCACGCTGCCGAATACGCCGTCAGGCCGAATATCGTAAGGCGTGGTCCAGCTCTCAAACGCCTTTACCAGCGCCGAGCGCAGGCGGCTGTCTTGGTTCCGCGTTACCATCTCTGACCTAGCCATTGTCCTCACCGCCATTATCGATAATCAGCAGTACGGTTTTGCCCAGATTGTCAAACGTTACCGTATCGCTTTCGCCGGAAGGGTCTGTCGGTATGATGTCCACGGCGGGGAACAGCTCCGGATTGTAAACGTCTTGCCAGAGCTTAACGCCGTAAACAATAGGTTCCCCGGCGCAGATCAGCGCGCCGTCCTTGTACAGGTCCAGCGTGAACAGGTCGGCGGTCGCGTTGTAGTTCACTTTCAGCGTGAACAGCTCCCCGGCCAGCAGCATGTCGCAGGTGTAGGGGAGCAGCTCTTTATTTATTTCAAGCGTGTCAGGTGTCTCCATTTGCTGCCTCCTTACTTTTTATAGCCCATAAGCAGCTTTCTGCCTATCTGGAGCGTTCGCGCGTCTCCCTTGCGCGAGAAGGCTTTCGGGTTATTATTGATAACCCAGCTTTCGGATTTGCCCAGGTATTTGTATTTTTTGTTCACAAGCGCCCAGACTGTATCACCCTTCTTGACGGTGTGATACACCGCCGAGCCGGAACCGCTGCTCACTTGCTGCGTGCCCGCGTTGGTCGTGCCGCTTGTGCCGGTCTGCGCGCAGCCCTCGATGTTTTTAAGGTCAACCCAGCCGTACACCCTGCCGCCGTCGGTCGAAATCAGGTGGTAGTCATGCACGCCCCAGCTCCGGGTATTGATGATAGTTACCTTGCAGGTGCTCCGGCCACGCGTGGCCGCCGCCTTTTTAGCGTCGGACGCAACGTATACCGGTCCGCCCTTGAAGATAACCTTCGAGCCTACCTTTATGCTTGCCGCGCTGAACGTGCTGCCGCTGGAGGCCTTTTTCGGCGCGTATGCACTCTTGGCGATGCGCACCTGCTCCAGCTCCAGCGAGAAGTCCGCGCCGCCGCTGTTGGTGTTCGGATGGTCGGTGTTGAAGCTGCGAACCTGCATATTGCTGGCATTGTTCCGCCCCCGGTACGTTATAAGCGAGCCGCTGTCCTGCCAGCTTTTTATCTTGTCAATGACCTGCTGCGCCTTGGTGCCGCCGTAGTCCACTATTTTGCCCGACAGCGAGATTGTGAGGGCTTTAGGCTTGACTGTATCTGTAATGGGTATGCCGCTTTCAACGGGGTGGGAGGTGGCGTCCACCTCCCGCGAAGCTGATTCATCCGTAACATGCACGTACAATCCGTTGAGAATTGCCAAGTTTCATCACCTCCAGCCCCTTACGTTTCACGCACGAGGCGGTTTCGCCGCTCCATGCTTTCAAACGTTTCGTTTATCGATTCGCTTACCCACTGCTTAACCCTGCGGGCGAGCGAGCGGTCGTCGGTGCTGCCGCTTATCGTCAGGTTGAACACGGGCGCGACGCTGGTTTGCTCGCTGCTGCTCGAATTGTTGTACACGTTGCCCGCATCCGGGCTGTACGTGTCAAACGGCATCGACGCGCTGCCCATGTGCTGCGCCGCCATCTGTATAGACGGTGTAGTGCTTTCCATGCCCTTTACAAGGCCCTGTCCAACATAGGAGCCTTTCTCAAACATGACCTTCGACGGCGAGTTGATTTGCATCTTGACGTCGAACGCCTTTTGTATCTTGCTGGCCATCGACTGAGCGGCAGTAACCAGCGAGGACAGCTTGCTCTCCATGCCTGCCTTGAGGCCGGACATCATATATGCACCTGCCGTCTGGAAGGCGCTGTACTTGTCGTTGCAGGTCTGCACCATGCTGTTGACAGCCGATGTAAGCGCCGTCTTGACGTTGGTAAAGCCGGTCTCGATGGTCGTAACCATATTGGACATCTGCGTGCCCAGCTCGCTGTCAATGCCCGACAGCGCGTCCGGCAGATCGCCCGCCTTGCCCACAGTCGTAAAGAAGCTGTCAAGGTTTTCGGTGTTCAGGCCGTTCACCGTATCGAAGAACGTTGCCGCATTGGTTGCGAAGGCAGAAAGCCCCGCGCCGAGTGATTCGAGCTTGCTCTGACCCCAGCCGAGGAAACCCTTGTCGGCAGACGATGCGTCAATGTTAATGGAGCCCAGTGTGTTGAACAGGTTCGATATTGGCGTGAAATCCGTTATGCCGCCCAAGTTGGCAAAGAACGTCGAAATGCTGGACGCTACACCGGGGAGCTGGCTTGCCACGTTGGAAAGGCTGGTCGAAGAATCGCCGCCGAACCACGAGCTTATACCGCCCTCTTTAGGCATTGCCGTTATGCCGCCCAGCGCCGTGAACAGCGACGATATAGGCGTAAAGTCGGTTACACCGCCCAGATTGGCAAAGAACGCGCCCACGCTTGTAGCAAGCCCCGGAAGCTGTGCGGCCACGTTTGCAAGACCCACGGTGGAATCGCCCGCAAACCACGACATAAGCCCGCCTTCTTTTGGCAACGCGCTCACGCTGCCCAGCGTATTAAACAGGCTAGAGATAGGCGTAAAGTCCGCAATGCCCCCGAGGTTTGCAAAGAAGGTGGCGACGCTCGTTGCCAGCGTCGGCAAATTGGCCGCGATATTCGCCATGCCGGTTGTCGATTCGCCCGTGAACCAGCTAAATAGCCCGCCCTCTTGGGGCAATGCGCTCACGCCGCCCAGTACGGTGAACAAGGATGACAGCGGCGTAAAGTCGGTTATGTCGCCCAGGTTGGTCATGAACGAGGATATGCTGGTTGCCAGTGTCGGCAGGTTGGCCGCTATGTTGGCCATGCCTGTGGTCGATTCCCCGGTAAACCAACTTAACAGTCCGCCTTCCTTAGGCAGCGCATTTACGCCCGCCAGTGCGTTGAACAGCAGCGTGATATTGGTGAACGCCGCCTCGGGTATTGCCGCCACAGTGGTAAAGAACCCCGCTGCATTGTCGGCAAAGGCGGTAAGCTGTGTGCCCAGATCGGCATAGTTGACGCCGCCGGTAATAAAGCTCAATACCTTTTCGCCCGTCATGACCAGCACGAACCGGGAGAAGGCACCCAGAAAGTCGTTAAACCCGGTCAGATCAATGCCGGAGAATGAGGTGAATAGCGGCTGAATAGCCGTGCCGAAGGCCGCCAGATTCTCGCCTATGGCGGGCAAGGATTCGGATACGCCCTCGCCAAATCCGCCTATGACCGCGCCCGCGCACTGGCCTATGATGTTGAATATGGTCTTGAGCGTTTCACCGCCCGACGAAATGAACTCGTTAAAGCCGTCTATCATCGAGAGCGCGCCGAACGCGGCTATAATGGCCGTCACGCCGCCCAGCGCCAGCGCGATGTTGGCAAGTCCCTCCAGCACCAGCGTAATCGGTATAGCTCCCACCAGCCCCGCCAGCCCCGCCAGCGCAGAGCCTACGACGCCCACGGCCGCAATCACGATCAGCAGCTTTGCCACGGTGCGCAGGTCGGACAGCTCCGCGATATACGGCGCTACCCACATGAGCAGCGCCGTCAGCGCTCCAAGCCCCACCATGATGATTGCAATGTTGGCAAGGCCCTTTGCTACCGTCGCAACGGGTATCTTGCCTACTATGCCAGCCAGTTTAGCCAGCGCGGAGCCTATCAGCCCCAGCGCGGTGATAACCGCCAGCACCTTAACCAGTGACTTGACGTCCGTTAGCCTTGCCATATATGGCGCGACATACATCAGCGCCGCCGCCAGTAGCGTAAGGCCGCCCAGTATTATGGCAAGGTTCGCCATACCCTTGAGTATGACGCTCATTTTCGTTTTGCCGAGCTTGGTAAACGTGCCGAGCAGCCCGCCGCTGCTGCCGCCGGTGCCCTTGCCGAGCACACCGCCCAGCAGACTGCCCAGACCTTTCAGCTTCTTGAGCAGCTTGAATGCGCCAATAAGGCCGATGACCACGGGGATTATCTTCTTGAGCTTATCCGCGTTTTTCGTGAATACCTTGTTCAGCTTGCCGAAAAAGGTTTCGACCTTCTTCATGCCCGGTATCTCGCCGAATGCGTCCTTGATGCCGTCCCACAGCTCGCGCAGGATAAACGGTATCTCGTCCACTATCGCGGATATGATGCTGGGCAATGCCTTAATAAGGCCCTTTACAAGCGCCGTCGCCGCCTTAATCAGCGGGGGAAGCAGCGAATCAATAATGCCGGGCAGCTCTTTTTCGAGAATCGGAGCCAGCGCCTCTATCAGATCGCCCATGCCCTCCAGCGCCTTGACGATAGCGGGCATGACGTTTTTTGCAAAGGTTTTCGCAGAATCCACGAGGTTGTCAATGCAGTCGTCGAAAGAATCACCGCCGACCACAAGGCTGACGAGTGTGTTGCTCCACGCCGCCTTCATCGAATTAAACGAGCCGGAAATGGTCTTATCAGCTTCCTCAGCGGTCGTGCCGGTAATGCCCATTTCGTCCTGGATAACGTGAATGGCCTCGATTATGTCGGAGTAGTTCTTAATGTCAAACTTCTTGCCCGCCAGCTTGCCAGCGTCCTTTAGCAGGCGTTTCATTTCTTCCTGCGTACCGCCGTAACCCAGCTTCAAGTTATCGAGCATCGTATAGTTTTGCTTTGCAAAACCCTGATAGGCGTCCTGAATGGAACCCATGTCCGTGCCCATCTTGTTTGCGTTGTCGGACATATCCGTTATAGCCATGTCCGCGTAATTCGCGGCCTTTACCGTGTCGCCGCCGAGACTGCTTATCAGGCTCGCGGAGAACGACGTAACGGTCTCCATGTAGTCATTGGCAGATAGTCCCGCGGTCTTGTAAGCCTGCGCCGCGTTTTTCTGCACTATTTCCGATGCCGAGCCGATTTTGCTGTAACTTTCCTCGATGGCCGCCCGCGTTTTCGGGCCGATAATTCCATCGACGGCAAGCCCGTTTGCCTTCTGGAACTCCTTAATGGCGCTGGTCGATTTGCTGATGGACTTGGTGTAGTCCTCTATGCTTTGACTGCCGCCGAACAATGTGTCCACGCCGCCGGTAAGCTGCTCATAGTCTGCATAGCTCTTTACGGCCATAGTAACCATTGTGCCAACGCCCGTGGCCGCCAGTGCCATAGCCTTTGCCACGGCCTTGCCCGCTGCTATGGCAACCTTGCCCAGCCCGCTGGCCAGCTTTTTAACACCGGACACGGCCTTGTTCATGCTGGTTTCACCCAGCTTTTTGAGCTTGCCGTGCGCCTTCTGCGCCTCGGTACTGGTTTCCTTGAGGCCGTCGGTGGTATCGTCAATGCCGTCCGGCTTTATGCCCTTGACGCTGTCCTTCACGTCGTCCAGCCCGTCCGCCGCTTTTTTCGTGTCCTTGACCAGCTCGTCAAGGGCGTCATCGCCTATGCCGCCGCTTACCGATTTCTTGAGGCCGTCAAGCTCGTCGGTCAGCTTGTTAAGGTCGCCCATATCGATGTCAAACCCGATTTTGACGACATCTTCACGAATTGTAGCCATTTAAGCGCCTCCTTTCCGCGGACAAAAAAGAAGCGCTGGCATGGCGTCAGCGTTTCTTCTTGGCCGCGCGTTTTTCCGCCTCGATCTGCATGTCCAGCGCGTAGTTCGCCTCCGCCACGTCCTGCGGCGTCATCATAGGCCGCCCGAATACTGTCTTGTAGTCAAACCCGCGGTCAGACAATACGAGACGCCAGAGCGCCCAGTTACTTTTTGCCCTTTGTTTCAGTTGCGCCCTGCTCAGATGCTTCTCGAAATTCACCCTGCATGACCTTGCGGGCGAAGGAAACGACCTCGTTGAACTCGTCCATGCTGTCGAAGTCGTCGGCAGTCAGGCCCTTCGGCTCAACGATGATGTTGTCGAAAAGATACTTGCTCAACAGCTCGACGCTGGTATTGCTGGTTCCGTCAATGTAGCTGGCGTCAACCGCTTTAAGCGCCGTCGAAATGCCGGAGAACTGCGCCGTGTATTCCTTGCCGTTTATCGTCTTTTTGACCGTGTAGAATTTGTTAGCCATCTTCTTATCCTCCTGATTTTTGATAAAGAAAAGGGGAGCGGATCCCGCTCCCTAAGCCTGTCTGAATCGACCCCTTTTAGCCCGCGTCAATAGTCAGGTCGAAAATCTGGAACTCCAGCTCCATGTCCTCGGCCTCCGCGCCGCGGGAGAACTCGGGCATGGTTTTGAGGTTGGCCATAGTACCGCCTATGCGCTCGCCCAGCTTCTTGTTTACCGCCCACAGCGGGAACGGCTCAGTGCGCTTGGCAAGGCTAAGCAGGTACTTCTTTTGCGGGCTGGTAGGCTGAATGGTAATGGTCATGGTGCCGAGGCTGTTGTTGATCTGCGACTTTACAATGTCGCCCTGCGCGCCGACGGAAGGAGTGAAGAAATCCTCCTCCTTCTCGACGGAAATCATGTCCTCGCCCAGACCGGTAATGTAGGTGCCGTCCACGACGACCGAGGTGTCTTTGGCGTCATAGGTATAAACACTCATGCGTTTTTCCTCCCTTAAACGTTAATGCTGCCGGTAATCTCCACCTGATGTATGGCGCAGGCCAGCGCGAAGCTGAACTTGCCGCCCAGATACTTGCGGTTGGAGCGGTCGTCCGCCGTAGTGTCCGCACGCAGTGCGTAAGCCACGGTATAGGCGGGTGTACCGTCCTCGTTGGTATCAATCATGCCGTTGTTGTACGCGCCCTGTAGCACGTCAACGGCCACGCTTTCCAACATGGCAATGCCGTTGTTGTCGTAAGGCACCTTGGCCGCGCCGTTAAGCAGCTTCTGCGTCTTGTACGCGAGCTGCTGGATGATGTAGTCCTCGCTGTCGATGATGTCGATGTACTCGCCCCCGGCAACCTTGCCTTCGGAAGTAACGTTGTCGCCAGCTTTGGCGATGAACGTAATGCCGCCCTTGGCATGTATGGCGTTGATCTGGGCGTCGGTGAGCGCCTGCGCAGCCACACCGGTAAGGGTCATGTTCTTGTAAGTAAAGCTGCCCGCCTCGCGACCGCAGGATTCGCCCACAAACGCGGCCACGGGCACCGGCACGCTGTCCGTCTTATCGCAGTAGAACAGTATCGTGCGGCGCAGGCCGGACACGGTAATGCTGGTGCTGTCGTCGGTCTCAAGGCCCGCGAAGTACAGCTTGCCGTCCAGCCCCTCAACCGCCGTGCTGATTGCCGTCACAGTGCTGGCAGTGTCGCCATCGTTAAGCACGATGAGCTGCCTCCACTCTTTGGCGATAAGTATGTCGTCCGCCAGTGCGGTAGGCGCGTCTCCGGTCACGGCGCAGACCGCAACCGACTTCGGCGCGTGCTGCTGCGCAAACATGAGCTGTACCGCCTTGTATGTGTCGGTCGTGGCGGCAAAGCCCGCGGTTACGACCTCTGCCATGCTCGATACCTCGGTGTAGGCGATGGCAGCAGAGGCATTTTCGACGAGTATCAGCGGTATGCCAAAGCCCACCGAGCCCACGGGTTTGGACAGGTCAATGTTGACTTTTACGTCAAAAGCCATAGTCAATTCCTCCTTTGGGTCAATTCGTTTCTTCCCTTGTTATATCAGCCGTTTCGATATGGCCGTTTATGTCGGATATGCGCTCCGCTTCATCGTAGACGTAGAAGAACACGTCGAAGCCGTTCATGCGCTCATATTCGACGGTCAGTATGTTGTCACGGTTGGTTATGTCGGTCGTTGACTGTACGGTAAAGCCCTGATCGGACAGCGCCGCGCGGCCAGTATGTTCAAACCACTGCCGCGCCTTGACTGCCAGATTGACGCTCTCGTCCCAGTCCTTGGACAGAGCCGTTATGCTCCATATGCTGCGCACCAGCTTGCGGTCCGCGTCCTCATGCTCCTGCCACGAGCCGCCATTTTGCCCGGCGATGGTCGTCACGTTGTACGCCACGAAAGGGTAGGGCGGGCGCGGCGCGGTCTGATTGCCGCGAATGACAGGCACGCCGAGGTAGTCTTTAAGCCCCCCGGCAATGGCCGCGCGCATCTTGCTATACGGTATCAAACGCGCTCACCCACCTTAGCATGTAGCTGTATACGCCCGTAAACTCGGCGTTCTCCAGCTCGCTTTCAATCATGTACGTTTGCCCGCCATACTCCACTTTGGCACCAATAAGCGCGTCAGGGAGCTTCTTACGCATGAACAGCCGCCTGTCCTTGGCCGTGATTGCGCCCTCGGAGCGGAATACCTTGCTTTCCTTGAAGGCGATAATCGCGCCGGTGTATTCCGTGCGCGTTTCGGTGCCCTCTCGCCAGTCGCCGCTACTGTCATAAGCGCCGTCTGTGTGGGTTATCACGGTGAATGGATTGGCGAAATCTTCAATCAGGCTGTCAAAATCGAAGTATTGTCTGCTCATTTCGCTTGCCTCCAGCTAATGCCGCCTATCATGTTCCCGGTGTCCACCAGCGGATTGCTTGAGCCTTTCTGCTCGACCGTAAACGGATGGTTCGGCGGATTGTCCAGATCGCGCGCATAATCCTTTATCTTGCTGGCCAAATCCATACCCACGGCCTGCATACATCCGTGCGCCGTCATATGCCCTTTGGCGACTTCGCCTACCAGCAGTGCCGCCTTTTTCTTCACGTCGTCGATATTCTGGTCATAGCCGGTTCGTAGGAAGGAGCGCTCCGGAATGTGGATGTGCGTGGTGTTTTTGCTCAGATACAGCCCGCGCGCGGCCAGATACTTGCGCATTTTCTTGGTGACGGGAATATCGCAGCCATACTCGTGGATGGATGCAAGCCATGCGTCCTCGCCCTTAAATACGCCGACTTCCACGCCCTCGCCACTGAGCGTTTCAAGCTCTTTGGTCATCTTGGGGAAGCCGTCTTTTTTCGTCGTATAGCTTGACCTCATATCATCACCACTTTTTCCGCGCAGGAAATACGCGCACCTGCGATTTGATGTAACCGCCCAGCAGCCCGTTTGCCAACTGCCATATGTTACCTGCAAATGAGCTGTCGCTGCCAAACGACATGCTCATGCCCTCAATGCTTTGGCTTACCAGCCCGCTCTTGCGCTTGATAACCTCGCTGTATTTCAGGATGAATATTTTCGCGCAGGCTGGCAGCGCGGCAATGGTCTCCGGATGCGCCTTGTCGAATTGCAGCGTGGTGTATTCGGCCAGCCAGTCAAGCGCAGCCTCAGCCCTCAGCGCGGCTATGACGTCACCGTCCGCAATGGGTATGCCCGCCGAAATCAGTTCAGCCGCAGTCATTACGCCTCACCCTTTCCGCGTCCCTTCGTAGGCTTGCGCGGTTTTTCCTGCGCTTGCGCAGGTGCGGCTTTCTTCTCCACAATGGGAGTGTTCGGGGGATAGATTTTACCCCCGAACTTTACCGCGTGGTCATATGTCTTTGCCATTTAGCTCACTCCCGATGGGTTTTTTACTCCGAAACCACCTGTAGCGCATAGCATTCGTCCATGCGCTCGAAGGACGGCAGTACAATCTCGGAAACGGTAGTCTTGGTGTTTACCGGGTCGTCGGTGATGGTCACGGCCACGGCCACGCCGGTATTGACGATGGACACGTTCGCGCCCGCCTTGCTGGACAGCGTGCGCTCCTCGGGCGTGGTGCCGTACCATGTGCGGCCCAGCGCGCCGTTAGGCAGCATCATGACGATGTTGTCCGGGTAGAAGCTCGCCTCGGTGCCGTCCTCCTTCTTGAACTTCTTGGTGTACGTGACTATGCGCACGTTCAGCTCCTCCTCCACGAAGGCCTGAACGCGGGCGGTGGTGTAGTTGACGTTGGCCGTCACGTTCTGCGCCAACACGCCGGAGCGCACCTTGGCGCTGTCCTTAATCAGCTTGAAGGTCGGCTTGGACATGAGCAGGATTTCCGGGCGGTTGCCGCTCTTGGCCTCCTGCGCGTCGAGCGCCGCTTCCAGATCGGCGAGCGGGTCACAGGTAGCGGAGGCGTTCCACATGTCCGCGGTGTCCTCGATGGACATGTAATGGTCGGCCTTCCAACTGCCGTCCGGGTCGTAGTTGTACTTATAGCTCACGTTGTTGGCCTGCACTTCAATGCCCATCTCGCCGCCGAGCGGGGCAAGGAGCTGCATTATCATGCGCTCAGGCACCACGTTCGCGCCGTCGATAAGCGTGCGTGCGTCGTCGAAAATGTTCTGCAAGACGGTCGCCGCATACGGGTCGTTGGAATCCTGTATGCGCATGATTTCCTGCTCATCCGCTTCCTTCACCAGCATGGATTCACGGAAGAACGCCATCTCGGTTTCCGAAATGGAAATGCCCACGCGGTCGCGGAATGTGGACTTAGCGTCAAAGTTGCTGGGCATCAGGGAAACGGGCAGGCCCTTGTGGCCCTTAATCCATTTCAGGTCAAGACCGGCTTTCTTCTGGGACGGGAAGAAACCCGTGCCGAGGTAGGGGATGGCATTGCTCGCCACCTCGGTATAATTGGCCGCGATTGCCTGCGCGGTAAAGATGTCAGTAAGTTTCATTTCTCATTACCTCCTTAGGCCTTGTAAATGGCGTACAGCTTAACGTTGTCGTAAATGGCAAACGTGGCCGAGGCCGCATAGCTGGTGCCGGAGCCGTCCGCCGCCGTGTTCCACTTGTCAAACTGGGTAGTGCCGGTCGGATAAGTGGTTATCGTCGGCGCGGCCTTAACGGTCACAGTCGCGCCCGCGGAATAAGGCGAGCTGCCGTCGGTCACAGCCGTACCGGTCGCGCCGTTCAGATCATACGTTACGCTGTACTTCTGCGGCTGGGGCTTACGGTGCTTATCCATGAACACGACGTTCTTGAGCGCGGTAATGGCCGCGCTGGAGGGGTTGGCCGGGAGCGCTTCCTGCTTGATAAAGCCGTGTATCACAACCGTGCCGTTGGGATTGTCGGCCTTCGTCACGTCGCTCAGCAGCACGCCAATGGCGTTGCCGTCGTTCGAGGGAATGATGGTGCCCGCGGGCACAATGCCGCTGTTGTCCGCTATGTCGCTGCAATCGTAGGGAATGGCGACATAATGGTCGTTGTAAAGGATTTCCTTATGAGCCGTTACCGATTTGCTGGTAAACTTCATCGCTTATTACCTCCCAAATAGTAGTCGAGGGTTGTCTTAAAAGATTCGTTCGCTTTGGCCGCATTCTTGCCGAGCTGAACCGCAAGGCTGCTGGGCGTCAAGTCCTTATCGTCGGCACTGGCCGCGTTACCGACGCCGGGCGTGCGCCCGTTGGCCTTGAAGGTCTTATCCACCGCAGCCTTGACAAAGCGCTGCACCAGCGCGCCGAAGGTCTTGACGCGGGTGTTTATGCCGTCCTCGTCGTCGGCCAGCACGAACTCAACCAGATCGAGCGAGGCAGCGCTGCCGTCGTCAAGTCCGGCCTCTTTAATGGCCTTAATCGCGTACATGCGGTTTTCCTTGTCTTTAAGCGCCTTTTCGCGCTCATCGAGAGCGTCTTCACGCTCCTGCCGCTCCAGCTCCGCGGCCTCGTCTGCGGTCAGCTTTGACCTTTTCAAGTCTTCCAACTGCTGCCGCAGCTTCTTGTTGTCGTTGCCGAGCTTGTTTGTGGCGCGGTCAACCGCGCGCTGCACCAGCTCCGCAATGCTGGTTTCGTCGGGAGCGTTTCCCTGCGGCTCCGCATTTTCGGTTGCATTGCCGGTGTTGGCCGCATTGTTGGGGGCAGACTGCTCGGTGCCGGTGGCACCCTGTTCCGCCGCCGCAGTAACAGTCGTCGTTTCTTCTGCCATAGTAAAGCCTCCTTTGAGTTCCCGCCTTGACGGGCCCACATATATATTGAGTTCGCAGCAAACGCGCCCACATTCATGAGTTCACGCCCTGCGCCCACATACTTAATTAAGCCCAACCAGACTTACACTGGGGCTGATGGATGAGAGCCCACTCATACCAATCAGAGCCGCTTTTACGGGCCGCAGCTTATTAAGGAGGGTCCGCGGGCAGCAGGCCCGCGGAGAGCTGCCGGAGGGACTTGAACCCTCAACCTGCCGATTACAAGACGGCTGCTCTGCCATTTGAGCTACGACAGCATAGAAAAGGCACCATTTCCGTAACCTCACGAAAATGGTGCCTTGGATGTTTACTTGGATTCGAGCGCCGCAACCCTTGCCGCAAGCGCGTCCAGAGAGGCTTTGCTTGCCGCGCCGAGGCTGGTCAGCGCGTCTGCTGCATTGTCAGCTCCAGTGCCGCCGCTCTCTATCGGCACAGTCCCGTAAAGGTCCTGCGCAGATACGCAGGGCTTCTCCATCGCTTTCCAAACGCCGCCTGCATAGGTCGCATCGTACATCAGCAGAAGCGGCTTGCCCGCAGAGTAAAAGGTTGCGATGTTCGGCGTGGCGGCAGCGACGTTGTTGAAAGTGAGCGGTAGCCGAATGCCGTGTGCGCCCAACCCGTTCACGTTCAAAGTCGGGCTTGCCGACGCCGACATGCGCGCCGGGCTGATGGTGATTCTCATGCCGTGCTTTAGTTCCGTAACGCCCGGAACCGTCACGGTATAAGACACGCCATCTGACGACGCTGCCGTGTAAATGGCAGTCGCTCGCTGGCTGACGTTCCGCCAGAAGCGGCGCAGCCCTTCAAGGGTAATGAAGGTCATGCTTCATCCCTCCGATCAGGCGAAGATAGCGTCGATTTCAGCGTTCGTCGCGGCCTCAATGGCAACGGTGCCGCCCAGCGCATCCCACGCATCGCCAGTCCATGCGTAATTGCCGCCGTCCGCCTCGACGTTATACACATCGCCCTCGGCAACGCCGGTAGTGGGCAGCGCGCTGACGGTGGCGACGGAACCCTTGTACTTGTACACACCGGCAATGTCGGTTTTCTTGGCATAGTCGGCGGCGTCAGTCAACTGGGAAACCTTAGTGGGAATCGTGGGCTTGCCCGTCAGGTCGGCATATGCGTGAGAATGGGAAGCGGCCGCATACGTGCCGTTATGGTTGTGGTCGCCGTCCGCTTTGCCGTCCCACGCGGTCTTCTGAGCGGCGGTCACGTGGACATCGCTGTTATTGCTGTGGGTATAGGCTGCGTCGTAGTTGCCTTTCAGCGTCGCGGTCAGGTCATTGGTAGAAAGCCCCTTGCCAGTTACCTTGTCCACCTTGCCATTCAGCGCGGTGTCGATGTAATCCTTAGCCTTCGTCCAGAAGCGGGTAAGACCGGTCAGATTGATGAGCTTACTCATGATGATAGCCTCCTATACCGTCAAATTTCATACACAGCCCGCAGAACAACGTCTGAGCGGACGCCTTGGTTGTTAGCCGCATGACCGACAATCTTGTTGTCGTGGACATAGATCATCTTGATAATCCGGCTTTCCGTCGCCACATCGGACTGGTTCGCGCCGATGTACCTCGGAACGTCGCAGTAGAACGACTTGCCCGCCCACGTCGTGCCAGAAGGATTCCATTTCGGTATGATGGTCGTTACGAAATCGCCGTCATTTGCTTTGCCCGTGCTTACATCGTAATCGCTCCATAGCAGCATCCAGCCCGTTTTGCACTCTGACAGCTTCTTGGTCGGCGTAACGGTTTGGTTGGCGCTCATGTAATATACGCCGCTCCACAGCAGGTCCGGCAGTCCTTTGTACAGCGCTCGCCATCCGCGCCATGTTCCGGCATCGTGATACCCTGCGTAAACAGACCCCGATGTACCAAAGGCAATTGCCCAGCCATAATTCGTAGTGCCTTCGCCCGTCTTGTGGATGAGATACCGGAATCCCTCCGAACTATTAGGGGCATTTGTCGTGCCCGCCGACGCGCCGCCGCGCGAATAGGCCGTATACATGCCGGGGGCAAGCGCGGTCAGCTTTGCGACGACATCCTGACCCGTCCACGACACATATACATCGCCGTTTTCTTTGGTAATCGTCATATCTTTCGATGTGATGACCTTCGCCCAAGAACTCCAGCCGTAATCGCCGATTTTTGTGCGGGTGTATACCTCGTGGTCGGTGGTGTTGATGCCGCCGTGTCTGAGCCAGAACTGCTTGACCGTTTGCGTCGTCGGATTGCTGGTCCACGGGACAACGACCAGCCAGCCGTTGGAAGTTCCGGAAGGCCTGTTGACGGGCTGATACGCAACGGCGAAGGAATAAACACCTGCAACCGAGTAATCATCAAGATCGGTATTCGCCTCGGTCACAGGCGTGGTGCCATGAACATGATTGGCCTGCGCGAATGCGGAAGCGTGCTTCCCGTCCACCGTATCAGCATTGCCGCCGTTTGCGGGTAGGGAAGCGGGAATGCTCGGAATGGTGGGCTTATTGGTAAGGTCGTTGTAGCTGTGCGTGTGGCCGGAAGCTGCATACCCCGTATGCGTGTGATTGGAAGCTGCATAGCCGCTGTGCGTATGGTTTGCAGCCGCTTTACCCGCCAGCGCGTCACTCAGCCCGCTCACGTTGGCGATTGTATGCCCGTGGGTTTCAGCCGCCGCGCCTATGCTCGCCGGTGTATGCGTGTGTGTGGACGAAGCATAGCCGGTGTGAGTGTGGTTGGCCGCGGCCTTGCCTTCAAGCGCCGCTGCAAGCCCGGTAACGTCGCTCTGTGCATGAGTATGAGTAGCTGCGGCCTTGCCGCTTAGCGCTCCCGTCAGACCCGTTATATCGCCTTGGTCGTGCGTGTGCTCGACGTCGGCTTTGCCTGATAGGGCGGTGCCCAGCCCGGTAATGTTGGACTGCGCGTGCGTGTGCGATAGCGCCGCGTAGCTGGCGTCATGGTTATGCGTAGCGGCAGCCGCTCCCACGTCGGCGGCGCTGTGCGTGTGCGTGCTGGAGGCCTTGCCCGCCAGAGCGTCCGCCAGCCCCGTTATCTGGCTCGTCGGGTGTGTATGGTTGCTAGAGGCCTTGCCGGTTTCAAGCGACGATATATCGCTCTCAATCGCGTCAAGGTCGTCCGTCAGACATCTCATTCGGTCGTTGTCACGCCAAATCTCATTTGTGGAATAGGTAGGGACAAAAGCCATGTCATTACCTCCACTGATTAGTCGAATATTGCGTCTATGTCCGTCACGCTTGCGACGTTCATAATCTTCTCGTTCAGCACTCTGCCCTGATTCGCGGACAGCGCCTTCACTATGCTGGTACTGTCCAAGCCGTTGTAAACCTCGATTTCATCCACCGATTACCACCTCCTGCACGGGTTACGGACTTTCTGCACACTGTCGTCCTCCTGCCATATATTCCTCAAGCGCCGCTTTGATCCAGTAGCGCGTAAAGGTCATTCAGCGGGATATTCGTCCGCTCGTAGTTGTCATTTGTAATCGAGAGGAATTGCACTTGGTTGCTGGCCGGATAGAATACCTGCGCCCACGTGCCCGACGTCTTGGTGATTATGTTCACCAGCAATGCACTGGAGAACGTAAGCACAGACGGCGAACCCGCGAACGGCTGGAACTTGCCATACAGCACATATGACCCGCTCGACAGGCTCCGTATGTTCAGCATGTTGTCATAGTCCAGGCTCTCCACGTACTTAACGGGTATTGCGCTCCATACGGGCCGCCCATCCTTTACCATGAGGTACTTGCCCTCGTCGTCTTTCGTGATGCTTGGCAGATTGACGCCCATGTCAATCGCACCTCCTTGTCTGATTAATCGCACAATTACATCAAGGAGCATCACTATTCCTCCTGTGGTCAATAAAAAAGCACCCTGCTTTCGCAAAGTGCTTGGTTCTGTTGCTATGGTTTACTGCCTGTCGCTGAAAAAATCCTTCCAGTATGGATTCTCCCTGTCGAAGATTTCCTTCTGCTCGGCTGTCAGCTTGTGAGGATAATCGGAAAACATGTTGAAGTACGTTTCCTTATCGAATGTGAAAACAAAGCTGCCATCCTCGTCGGAGGTATCAACCCACCAAATCTTATCGGCAGGGTTGTTCTTGAACAATTTATTTGATTGTGCCATGTTTACCCTTCCTTTGCTCAGATTCGCTGGTGTTGATGTAGCCCAGCAGCGTGGTCAGATCATCATTGGCTTGGAACATGTCAATGTCCGTCAGGTAGGCGGTATTCCAATGGCTGCTGCTAGGTGAACAGCCGAACCGCCATTTGAGGGTGTCCCGAACGTCCTTGGTGAAATCATGCCATCCGCTGCGGGTTGCGGACTGCAATTCAAGGTACTGCATAACGCCATCGTCATTCAGTCGCACAATGGCAGCATGTCTGCCCACGGATAGGTAGTATTCTTTCCCCTTGACCATCTTCGCAAGGACGCGCTTGCCGTTGGTCAGGTTGCTCTTTGCACTGCTTTCCTCGACAGGTGCTGCGCCCAGCGCCTTGAACATGTTCAGCTTCGTCATCTTCTTTGAGAAGTATTCCATGCTCTTTCCGCCCCGGAAGTCAAGCACATTCAAGCCATGCTTTTGCCCGATGTAGGCAATGCCAACGGATGCACATGAGCCGCTTGTATTGTCTCCGCCAGCCAGCACAGATATGATCTCGCGCTCCGTCAGCGACTTGGTGTGCTTTTCGACTTTCTTGTAGTCAACACCCTGCTGATTAAGCGTGTCAACAATGGCCTTGCACTCCTTGCTTATCTTCGGTTCTATTGTACCACTATTTTCAGAATTTTCAATATCGCCCTTCCATCCGGGGAAGTGTTTCCCGGTCTTCTTGAAGAACTCCGCGTCGGTCATCATGTCATATGACACATAGCACCGGCAGTTAATGTCATGCCCGGCCACGCCGCTCTGACCCGGTGCATCCGCCTTGTTCCCATCCAGCAGGTCGAATGGCTCATCGGCAAGCACCGTCTGGCCTTCCAGCTTCATATGATTAGGGCCTTTGCCCATCTTGGAGGTCCAGCCGCCCTTTTTGCTTCTGCGCCTGCTCTGGGGACGCACCCGCTCGTCCTTCATGGTTCGCCACGTCTTGACCATGCGCAAGCCGGTGGAAGTGCCCTGCATTTCCTTGTCCACGCTCCGGGCTGCGTCCATGTTTCCAGCTTCTCGGACGCGGTGTGCCTCCGTGCGGGCAATCCGCATAGCGTTCTTGTAAGGGCCGTTTTCCTTATCCAGCGCAACGCTGATTTTCCGGGCAACAGTGGCGTAGCGGTCGCCGTTCATCAGTCCGACCGCCACGGCCTGCTTAATGTCGTACACGATGTCCCGGTGGTTCTTTTCGAGCGCCACTTCCATGATCGGGTTCTTGACGACCTTCATGATCTGCTCCGGCGTGATTGCCACAGCATTGGAAAAAACATCGTCAATGCCCGCTCCGGCCAGAACCTTATCCACGCCCTCGACCATGCTCTTGTAGCTCAACTCGTAAGTATCATTTACAAGTTGGTGCAGCTCCTTTGCAACCTTCGGCGTGGCGACGGATATGCGGCTTTCAATTTCTTCAAGGAAGCGGGCATCGTAACCCGCCTTTTGAAGGTCGGCATAGGAGAGAGAGCCGTCGCCCGCCGCATACTGCTCATGCACACTGGCAATGTATGTTTTCAGGCTCTTGAGCAGCTCCTTAAACTCCTTGCGAATGGCTTTCTCTGCACCCGCCTCCCGGTGCTCGGCGATACGGCGCGCCTGCGCCAGATAGTATTCAAGGTCTTTTGCCACGCCGTATCACCTCTTTCATTTAGTCCATCAACCTATTCCCAGCTTTTCCAACATCCTGTTTGCAATCGCCAACATGCCAGCATCGCCCGGATGCGACGCAACGCCGCTCGCCTCAACGGTTGACGTATTGCCGTCCGGGTAGGTTATCGTGTTGCCGATTGCGCCGCGATTTTCAGCCGTGTTCAGGTCGTTGAAAGGTATAAACTCACACCCCGTCGCCGCGCACGCCGCCTGTATCGCGTCCAGCCTTTCGGTACTGGTATACCACGCCGCCGCCCATACCACGCGCGCATGAGGCGCGGCAGTCCTGAGCTTACTTAGCAATCGTTTCGCGCCGCCCGACTTGAGATAGGCAATCTTCTCCGTCGAGTTCGTGTTGTCGCTGAGCTGCACAATGATAAGGTCGAGATCGTTTGTTACCTTGCTCGCAATGCCGTTGTAGGCCGTGTCCAAAGTATCATCATCGGTTGCCGCCTCAATCGCCGTGCCGCCCGCCTTAGCCGCTGTGAAGCTCGCGTTCTTTGCGGTTATTGCCTGCGTCACATGGTAATAGTAATCCGACTGCGCATTGCTCGCGCACATGCCGAACTGACCAAAGCCAACCAAAAGGCTGTTGCCTATGAATAGCGCCTTGGAGGGCACAACCGGCGTAAATACCGCCTCGCCCGCCGCCGATACTTGAAGTATGTACTTGCTCCCGTCGGGCGCGGTGAACTGCCCGTCGAAGCCGCCGGAAGCGCTCTGTATCGCCGTCTGTACGTTTTCAAGCGCTTTGCCCAGCGTCGCGCCGCCTTCATCCACGTAAGCGCAATCCATGACCTTCTCGCACAGCTCGGGCGCATTCAGCGTAATACTGGAACTAGCCGCCGTCAGAACAACCCGCACATATACCGCCTTAGCCATATCCAGTGTGGAATACACATCGTACCACGCCAGGTCAATGTCCTGCTCAACGCTTCCTACTCCAAGTGTGCATAGATCAACCGCCGCGCTTTCAGTACTGTTCTTCTTGACACCCGCGATAACCAGCTTTGCGCCGCCCGTCAGCGCGGTACACCCTGCCCTGAACCTGACCATCTGGCTTTCAATCCGGCTTACCGGCACGCCAAACGCGGCGTACACGCCCGCGCCGCCCGACAGCGTAAACACATCGCCCTGAAGCGTACCCGCGTCCGCCGCGCTTGTGGTCAAATCTGCCGCGCCCAGAATCACCGGCCACGGATAAAGTTTAAGCTTCGCGGCGTTGTCAACGCTTGTAATCTCGCCGCCGCTTACATCGTATATCGCCATATCACACCTCAATCGTTATGTAGCCCAGATACTTGATCTTGCTGTTGTTCCAGCGGTATTCGCTGCCCTCGGTCGAGAAGTATTCGTTTTCGCCCAGCGACGTGTCCAGCACGCTGGGATAGCACATCACCGTGTCGGTCGAATTTATCCATATCTGATACTCGTCGCCCGCCGATACGTCGATGTCGCAGTCCGCCACGGCGCGGTAGTCGCCCGCCGTGCCCGCAAGATTTACGTTCGTGCCCTCGTTGCGCGCCTTGGTCTTGTTGTAGAAGCTCACTTCGATGCTCGTCGCGCCCGTCAGCTTGATCGTAAAGTCAAGCTGCTTCAGCTTGAAGCTCTTTTTCATGGTCAGCGGTACGTACAGCGACTTGACCAGCGGCGTGTTCGCCTGCCATACGCGGTTTACGCCCGCGTTGCTGGCCGTGTCGATTATAAGGTCGCTCGCGGCCTCTTGCACAGTAACCGCACAGCTCGCCGACTTGCCGCCGCAGCTCGCCGTAACCACGCATTCGCCCGCCGCCTGAGCCGTCACCACGCCGCCCACCACGCGCGCAAAGCCGCTGGGCGAGACAGTCCACGTCACGGTTTTGTCAGTCACGTTGTCAGGCAGAACCGTTGCCGTAAGCGTAGCCGTGTCGCCCACGGTCAGCGTAAGCGTGCCCTGACTGATCGTCACACTCTGAACCGGCACAACCTCGGGCGCGTCGCCGCCATCCCACAGCGCACTCAACGCGTCGTAGCTCGCTTTCATCTCCGCGCTGCCATACGCCGCGCCGCCCAGCAGGGTAAGTAGTGCGCTCTTTTCAGCCTGCGTCAGCCCCGGCTGAATAGCGCCCACCTGTTCCACCAGATTGTCGTGCGCGGTCTCCAGTGCGCTCACCTTGTCGCCCACGGCTTTAGCATCTGCCGCCTGATTGGCCTTAGTGAGCGTGCCATCTATCTCTACCGCGTTGTTTTCTATGGCGCTTACGCGGTTGGTTAGCGTTCCCTGCGCGGTCTCCACGGCACTTATGCGCGTGCCCACCGTCTTTGCATCCGCCGCCTTGCCGCTTTGGGTAAGCGTCGCGTCCACGGCGATACTGCCGCCTTCCAGCGCTGTAACGCGCCCCTCAAGCACCGTCTGCGCGCCCTCGACCGCGCCAAACCGCGTGCCCACCGTCGCCGCGTCCGCCGCCGCGCCGCTCACCGCGAGCGTCGTATCAACGTTCGCCTGAGCGCCTTGCGGGCCGGTATCGCCCTTATCGCCTTTCTCGCCGCGTGGCACGCCTATTTTCAACACCTTACCGTCAACCGTGTCGACTATTTCCGCTGTGGCCGCACTACCTGCGTCGAGCGTCGCGGCCTGTGCCCCCGTCAGCGTTGTCCCGCCGCCAGACGGAAGTGCTTCAATCGCCCGCTTGTTCTCTTTAATCGCCGCCTCGTTCGCGGCAATCTGTCCATCCATCGCGTTCAACTGCGACGCATACAGCGTTTGCCCTCGCGCGAAGTTTTGCTTTTTGTATGCCATATTAGCCTCCTTATGCCAGCACAGACATGTCTAGGACAGCCTGATCAAGGATTGCTATTTTATCTTCTGCTGGCGGGGTTAGCCCTTCACTGCTTCCCCCAAAGCGATTGATGACCGCTCCATCTTTTTCAAGGATTACAAGTACATCAAGATTCAAGTCTGCTCCTCCTTGTCGTCCTCGTCATCATCAACAAGCGAAGGAACCTGTATGCCGTCCTTCTCTTCCTCAATCTGCTGCATGACATACTCTACATCATCCACACATGACAGGGCAATCTCATACGCCACGCGCTTAGGCAGCCCGGCGGCGATAAGCTGCTGCGTTGCCTGCGCCTCGCTCAGCAGGTCGAGCGGGAAGTTGCGTTTGAAGTTCATCACGCACTGGAGCGGGTCAATCTTGATCTGTTTCTTGCCCCATATATTCGCCAGCAGCCTGAACATGTACGCGCCTGCCGAAATCATCTTGGCCTCGAACATGCCGCACTTCGTCTCCAGCCCCGTCAGCTTGAATTTAAGGCTTATGCCGCTCGCAGTGCCGAATACCTCATCGCTCATGTCGGGCGTCTTGGAGAAGCGGTAAATGTTTTCCTGAAGCCGGTCCAGATGGTGCTCGATGAATCCGTCGTTGATGTCCTTTGTGAGGAAATACACCTTGCCGTCAGTGCCGCCGGTGAAGAACTGGAAGGCACCGCTGGCCTGCGCCTTGCGGAACTCGTCATCACTCAGACTTACGTTCTCGAACACCATATACGCATTGGCAAAGCTGTCAATCTCGTTGTTGGCGTCCGACAGCGCCCGGTCGTAGGCGTCAATCAGCTCCAGCACCTTCTCGGCGTCGCCCATCATCTCGCGGTTGTTGGGTATGCCTTGCAGCGGACAGCAGCCGAAAAGGTTAGTCTGCCACCCGATAATGTGCAAGTCGCCCTCAAAGCCCTCGGCGTAGTAGATATACTCGTCGTCGTAGAACTCGGCCTTGACGATCTGAGTATCGTTGATGTCCGTAACGACGTAATAGCGCAGCCCGTAGGTGGGCTGAGTAATGTCGCGCGTCTTTGACAGTATGATAGTCTCGTTAGGGGGCACGACCATCACGCGCTCGTCGCCGTCCGGGTCGATGTAGAACAGCCGCCCGCAGTAGCCGCATATCGCCGCATACTTGGTGCATTCCATGTCGCAGTCATAAATATTCGTGCGCGTGATGAAATCTGTAATGGCCTTGGTCGCCTGCTCGCGGGCCGCGTGCATTTCTTCATAGCTGTCGCCCGCGTCGCCGGTCGTCTCCATCGCCTCATGAGTATCAGCGTATGAGTAGGCGATAGGGTTGCCCGCGAAATAGCCGGTTTTGAAATCCACGATTTCGGAAAAGAAGTCATTATTAATCGTGTGATTGATTATGTCCGTCTTGTCGCCATCGGTAAAGCGCGGCTCACGGTTGAAAATCGGCACATGCTCGGCCAACGCTTCATACCGATCTATCAGGCTCCTATTATAATCGGCGTTCTTCTTGTGCTTCTTGATTATGCGGTTGAGCAGCTTGTCGGTAATACCGCCCTTTTCAATGGCCTCTATCTCGGCAGTGAAATCGGGGTACTTTTGCGACTTATGCCGTATATTCTGTTCGTCCTTAATCACGCTTCCCGCCACCCTTCTTCACGTCGGGGAGCTTGCGGTCGAACAGTACAGCGCCGTCCAGCAGCCGCACAGTCAGCCCGCAGCGCTGGCAGACGCGCACGTCGTTAATCGTTTTCCATATATGCCTGCACATCTAAATCCTCCTCGCCGCCTTAACCGCGGTGTTGGCCTTGCGCCAGCTCTCCACGCCATACCGTAGCGCGGCCATAGCGTCGTCCATGACCGGCACGGGCTCGTCCAGATACTCGCCGCTCTGCTCGTCCTTTTTCCATTTCCATTGCTGCATTTCTTTTATCACGTTCACGCAATGGGGATGGACGTATATCCGGTGCTGCTTGAGCCAGTCTATTTGAGCCTTTACAGACCCCGCAGAGCCGCCCTTGTTTACGGCCAGCGCCTTGCGAAAGCCCGCCTTTTGCATCATGAGAATGCGGTCAGGCTCAGCGCTGTCGCACCAGATAATGCGGTTCGTCGGAATGCCCTTCTTTAAGGCGATTTCAATTATCTCGTTGGTGTCCTTCTCGTGCTCGTAAACCTCGTCGAGCACATATATATCGTCGTCCTTAATCCCCAGTAGCAGAATGGCCGTGGCGTGGTTGAAACCGAAGTCCATGCCAAGGGAGATGTCGTCATAGTCATTAAGGCTCTGCGATATGTCCTTTACTTCCCAGTTATGCAAGATCAGGCCGCCTATTTCGCCCCATTCGCCGAGGCCGTATATGCGATAGCCCTCTGGGTCTACCAGCTTCCTGCGCTCCATGCGTGCCCTGTAAGCGTCATCGACGAACCGGTTCATCAGGTAGGTCGAGTGGTGGGTGAGCACGTTCGGGTCGGGTATGTCGAAGAAAATCTTCTTTATCCAGTGCGTCGCCGAAACCGGGTTGAAGGTCATGCGTATCTGATAGAACTGGCCGTCGGGCAAGTCGCCGCGCAGACGGTCGTCTATGATTTCAAGGTCAGCCTGCGTGAACTCGGTCGCTTCTTCCAGCCATACGTCTGTCAGCTTGCCGCGCTGGAAGGTAATGGACTTGAGCTTCTCACGCTGCTTATCGTCGTTGGCACCACGGAATATAATCTTGTTGCCGTTATGCAGGCAGGTGAGGGAGAGCGGCGACTGAGTTATGCGCCAGTACCGCTCGGCATTGCTGCCGAACATCCGATATACCGCGCCGGTCAACTCGGCAAAGGTGCTGTCGCGGTTTGTGATGTCCGACTTGCGCATGGCAACCAGATTGCGCCCCTTGTCCCGCATCAGCCGCAGTATGTAGTTCTGAGCAGTGTCAACGCTCTTGCCGCTGCCCGCGCTGCCTTTCATGACGATATAGCGCTTATGAGAATGGTCTACCTCGCGGAAGCAAGGGTTTGCCTGTACATTGAGGTTCATTCAGCACCATCCCTATACAGGCATCTGATTCCACGGAACATGATCCCATTAAAAACAAACTCGTGGTAAATACATTCAGGGCAGCGATAGCCGTTGTTTTTGCAAAATCTATGCTTCCTGATTTTATGGATAAGCTTTCTAACCATTTTCGTCGCCATAGTCCACATGAATATTCAGCTCCATATCCGTGTCTGTTTCGACCTTCTCAGTGAACAGGGCATAGCGTTTACCCAACAGCTCGGCGGCTTTGAGCCGTTCCTTTTCGTCCGGCGCTTTCTGCATGGTGCGGGCCTCGGAGCAGCCTTCGCCCACGCCTTCCACCACAACGACCTCGGCGTGCGATTCACCGCGCATGACCGCGGTAAGATAGCGCAGCACCTCGTCCTGGCTTGCTATGAGTTCGGCTTCCTTTTCGGCCATTCGCTTTGCAATCATGTCCCGAATTGTAGTATTTTGTAGTAGTTTCGATGCATTTGTATTGGCATACTTTGCTGTATAACCCGCCCGAATAGCGGCCTGTGTCGCATTCAGGTCGATAAGATATTCATCAACAAAACGCTGCTGCTTTGCCGTCAACTTCGCCATCCTGCAACACTCCCTTCGTTTATCGCTTGGTTTTTTCGTCTATCGCTTGGTCTTTTCATCCATAATCATAGGCGTGCAATTATTCCATGCAACTCGGTGATGCGGCCTCTTATGCCTTCCGATTTCGATAACCTTCACGCATTGAGGTGAGAACAGCACCGAATAGAATGACTTGAGGTATGTCCCTTTGTCGAGATATACATCGCTCATCCCGCCCGCATTGCTTTGTGTGTCCAACTGGTCGAACTGAACGTCGGCGACGGATAAAATAAGCTCGCCCTGATTGCCCAGAAGTGTGTAAGTGTTCACGTCCTCGTTTATCCGTCCAACAAACTTGAATGGCTTGTTGACGTCGCAGAAGAACGTGTTCATGGCCTTGCGCTTGGTCCGATTCTTCCAGAACGCATTGCCCAGTCCACCAATGAAATCTCCACCTTGCGAAAATGCCACGGTAAGCGCGCCACTGTCCGCCAGAAAATCAACCATTGCGTCAAACACATAATCCAGATCGGACACGAGCCTCGATTTCAGCTTCCCATCTTCTTCATATCTGGTACGAAAAGCAGTATAGTCGTCGTCCAGCTCCAGAAAATAGCGCAGCCCTAATTGCTTGGCAATGTCAAAGCAAGCATTGCGCGCATATACAACTGTGCGCCGGTCGTCTGATAAGTCCGCTTGGTCAAATGTCTTGGCTATTGCTGCCTTGTCAAAGACGATTACGTTTTCCTCGCCGAACTCATCCATGTACTCGTTGATTGTTTCGTCCTCATTGTCCAACACAAGAAACCACTTGCCGCTGTACCCCTGTTTTACCAGCGTCTTGCAGGTCTTGACGTTGTGCGGACGACCATGAGAGAGTATGAAAACTGCAAAATCGTCACGCATCGGCATCAGTCATTTTATCAATACGCCTTGAGAATCGCGCATATCCATTCTCAATCGCGTTGTCGTAATCAATGATAACCAGCGCCGACTTTTCCATAAGCTCTTGCATTTCTTTGGTAGCGTGTGCGTAATATTCCGCAATCTTCTGATAGTTAAAGGCAAGATGTCGGTAGGTCGCTTTGATAAGAAAACGCCGTTCATCCCAGCTAACCTTTGAAAGGATAATATCCGTTAGAAGCTCATGAGTTTTCCTTTCGTCAATCAGTTCTGACAGCTTCGGCTTTTTCCCGGTAGGCTTGTAGTGGATAATGTCCAGCTTTTGCGTGTATTTTTCCTTTTGAGGATTTCCGTCCATGTGTTTCACTCTTTCACTCGGATTTCCTCTTTGCCCGCATGAAAAAAGCGCCCGGCCAATCGGCCAGACGCTCGCGCTTTTTTAACTGATTACATTATACAACGGGAACAGGGTGACATGTTATGACATGTTTGCGCTTTTCCCAACTTTCAGCCGGTTTTCTGCTCGGACGGGAACAGCTTGTCCATAATCCCGCGGTGCAGGCGCAGCAGGTGCCGCGTCGAGTAGTTGGTCTCCTGCCATATCTGCTCCCAGATCATGCCGTCTATGTAGTAGTAACGCATGATACGCTTTTCCAGCGGATTGAGCGGCTCAATCATGCGCTCAAACTCGGCTTGCAGGGCGAGCGTGCTGTTAAGCTCGGCCCGATACCGCACTATCAGCGCATCCATTTGCGCCTCCTGTTCAGGCATAATGTCGCCCCGGCTGGAGGACTGCACACGCTCTGAGCCGTATGCTGTAATGCGGGGGGATAGCCTCCGCGATTCCAGCGCCGCGATTTCCTCCCGCAGATGAGCGATGTTCTTCAGCCCTCCGCGGAGTTTATATAAATCTTCTCGTTCCATGTACGTTCCTCCCGTTTTGATAATCTGCTAGAATGGCAGTTCGTCGTCGTCCACCTGTGTAAACCCGTTTTGCGGACTAAACGCAGGTGGGGCAACCGCGCCGCTTCCACTGCTGCCGGGCATGTCAGACATCCGCCGATGCCCATACGCTGCCGAAGCGTGCGTAGGCGCTGCCGAGGTCGCCGGGGTGCCGCCCGCGTTTTGCGGCGATAAAAACTCCACACTGTCGGCAATGACGTCAACAGCCGTGCGCTTGGAGCCGTCCTGCGCATCATAGGTGCGTATCTGAATCGAACCCTCGACACACACCTTGCGCCCCTTGGACAGATACTTCATGCACAATTCGCCGAGCTGCCGCCACGCGGTAACGTTGAAGTAATCGACTTCATGATTGCCATCGGCGTTTGTGCGGCGACGGTTCACCGCGATGGAGAACGCGCAGCAGGTTATGCCGCTCGTCGTGGTGCGCGTTTCCGGGTCGCGGGTAAGGTTTCCGATCAGGATTACCTTATTCATCGTTTTCCTCCTTGTACGGCTCGTTCCAGCATTTTTTGCATTTATCACCATTATCAATGCAATCGCTAAAGGCTGTAAAGCCGCCAAACACCATCTTGCGGCATGCAATAGGCGAGTCATCCTTGTCACTTATTCTTGCATTCGGGAACTTTTCAAGGAACACGTCCTTATAAGTCCTGAACGGGTGTTCCTTAACCCACTTGCGCAGCACTTCCAATTGCTCGGCTACCTTCTCAATTTCGTAGTATTTAATAATGCCTATTAAGCAAGATTTGTTTGTTACTTTTTTAAGTAGACAGTCCTTGCAGTTAGTGCTGTCGCACATCCGCTTACTCATTTCGTAGATCGTTTCAGGCATCGTTTTTTCCCTCCTCCGGCTCTGGCGGCATAATTCCCGCGTCCTCATACATTTTAAGCCGCGCGCGCACATGCCCGAATCCACTTAGTGCAGCATAAACCGTAGCAATTGGGCACCCATCCAACGCGCAGTCGCAAAGGATTTCGTCCTTTGCCTCGTTGCTAACGTCCTCCGCCATCATGCACCCGTATTTGCGGCACAGCATTAGGCAAAAATCCACAGTCTGCATTTCTTGTCCATTATGCCGGATATACTGCCAACCGTCCTTGGCATATACCAGATTCGTTATCATCTCAAAATTAGTTTGTGGATGATCGGTCGTTAGTCTACCCATTATTCTACCTCCCACGGAAATTCTTGCCGGAAGTCATCGCCCATGATTTCGCGCAAGGATTCTTTCATAAAAATCGGAACCCGGCAACGTCTGCATTCGGTAGCGATTTCATCAATCCATTCATTCTGCGGCACAACCTTGCCTTTTCGATTGCCGGTTTCTGCGCCCACAATCACCCAATCCGGGAGATTCTTGATTTTTCCGAACGATCCCATAATCGGCTCGATTGACACGAATGTATGCGGGTTGTCATCTGGCACATGGCTGTAAAAAAACGGTTGTTCCGATGACGTAACGGTTGTCCCGTACCAGTACCTTTCCCCGATCGGCAATATGTTCTTTTCGTACAGGTCTGCGTATCGCTTCGGGTTTTTCGTCAGGAACAGGTATCGATGCTGGGGCGCTGCTTCACATGCCTTGAACACCTGCTCGATCCACTTGTCCGGAACCCACTCTCCGAACAAGTCTGCCATGCTGCACACGAAGATGTTGCGCGGCTTCTTCCACTTCTGCGGCTCGTCCAGCTTGTAGCGATGGAAGGTTGGGTCGAACTCCCACGGGTACGGAGCCTTCTTACCACTGTAGAAATCCACAATCGGACGGTCGAGTTTGTGAACATCTTCTTCTGCGTGCAAACACACAACATCGTACTCTCCGTATCGGTTCTCCAATTCGTCTTCATAATTCACGCCGCCGAACCGCTCTGCAATCTTCCGCGCGTAACAGTACGCGCAGTCGTGCAGACAACCCGTAACAGGGTTCCATGTGCTGTCGCACCAATCAATTTTTGTCTTGCTTCCCATTTTTACCCTCCATTTTCGCCCCGCAGTTCCGACAAAACTTGTTTTTTTCAAAAACTGGCATCTTTTGAACATTGTAAGTCCGCTTATTGGGATTATAAAGAATCTTTTCGCCACATTCAGAGCAGTACCAAAGATTCGTTTTGCCTTTGGCCTTTATCCACCTACCATACCTTACCGGCGCTGCCTCGACTTCATCCACCGCATCCATCGCGTCGGCAATCTGGCAAGCCCTGCACCTTACCCCGTTATAGCTGTCGCAACCATTGCAGTACGCCTCTATCCTGTCAATCGCCGCCTTGCGGCTAATTAGATCATCATCTTGATACAGTGTTTCAGCCATTTATCGCACCACCTTATTCGCATATTCATTCCACGCTTTCGCAGCACGCCTCTTCCCAACGCGTTCA